TCATTGATACTCCCTTCGACATAAAGGAAAGATAAGCAGTTAATTAAAATATAACACTGTTATGCAATCTTTAAACTCTTTCGTCCTTTTCTCCTTTTGTGATTGTAAGAAATTCTTTTACTACTGGTCTTCTCTGCCTTAAATCTTGCCTTCTCTTTAGCACTCATTTCACCTGTAGTCTTTGGTGTTTTACTACTAATTCTTTTTGATGGTCTACAGGCAGGGTAACCACGTTGATCACCCTTCTGTCTTCCACAGGGTTTACCTGTCTTAACATCTACCCACTTCTCTTTAAACCATCTTGTAAGACTCATTTGCCTACTTGTTTTTGTGCAGCAGTATGTGCTGCTTTAAATGTTTTACCTTCACGCATAAGCTTCTTCATAAGATTCATATGCTTGGTTGTGTGATGTACTGAATGTGCTTTCAGCTTTTTCATCTGGCTAAGATTAAGCTTTGCCATTTTATGCTTTTTTGATTTTAAGTTGGTTTCTACTTTTTTTCTTTTGTACCTTTTCAAGAATTATTTGGTACATACCTTCAACCGGTTCTTCTTCCTCAATAAAGTCTTTAGCTTTTTTCTTAGTACCAAAGCTGCCTTCAATGATGTCGTTATTTTTGTTGAGGACTTTGTAAATAAATTTAGCCATTTTTCTTTTTCTTTTTAGATTGACGAAGGATCATAAGATCTTCTCTGGTAATTTTATCTCTAGGTTCTGCAACTCTAGCGATCTTCATTTGTTTTTTAGAATAAGGCATGATTAAGTTTTACGATAACCTCCACCACGTTTTTTATAAGTTCTAACCAACCAGGCATTAGCATAAGCAGAAGGATAGACTCTAAACTTCTTCTTTGCTTCTGCCTTCACTCTTGCATAAAGAGTTGGATTGGTTGGTTTATTAGCCATAATTAACGACCAGTGTTAAATACATCACTACCACCTAAACGTCTTTG